ATAGCAGTTAGTATATATGTGTTTAAAACTATATTTTTAGATGTTTAGAAGTAGGCTTATCTTTGGCATATGATAGAAAACATATTAGCAGAACAAATAACAGACAATCAGAAGATAGACAAGCTACTAGAATTAGATTGCAACCTATATACAAATCTAGGTAGTGATAGTACAAAGACCGAGAAGCAAGAAGTAAAGCGTATGTCAAGAAAAATATATAAAGCAATACAGGGTATCAATGAGCCTATTGGTAAGTCTTTATTACAAGCTATGGATAAATGACTAGAAGCAAAATAGTTAAAAAGCTAGATAGTGTGTTCAGCCTATACATCCGCAATAGATTTGCAAACAATGGCAAAGCTGAATGTTTCACTTGTGGTAAAGTAGATGATGTAAGTAGATTACACGCAGGACACTTTATGAGCCGTAAACACTATGCTACTAGATGGGATGAAACAAACGTACAAGTACAATGTCCTAAATGCAATTTATTTGGTCAGGGAGAACAGTACACCTTTGGGCTTAATTTAGACAAAGAGTACGGAGATGGTACAGCAGAAAAGTTACAACAAAAAGCTAGAGGTTTAGTTAAATTGTCAAATGATGACCTAAATGAGTTGATTGAAAAGTTTAAAGTATAACCTGCACTTGTAGGTTAGTTTCTCTATATGTTTGTTCGAAAAGGGGTTGGTTTTATTACTGACCCTTTTTTTTTAAAATATTTTTTGTAAGTTTGCCTTATGACATATAACGAGGATTTATTACGGCTAAGAGAAGCAGAAGCCGAAGCATTACGAAAAAAAGTAGAAATGCTTGAAGCAAAAATAGAGATACTTACACAACAAATAATGACAAATGATATATACGAGTAAAGTAAATACAGTAGTAAAAGGCGAAAGTTTTAGACTACCTGACGGAGTTACTATGAATAAATACACGGTAACATTCGCTAATGGACATAATCCTAATGTTTATTCCCCTAAAGAATTGACATTTAATGAAGGAGATGAAGTTGAGTATGATTTAGACCAAAATAAAAACAAGGCTAAAATACTTGGCAAGAAAAGTAGTGTAGCACCAACCGCTCCACCTGCTCCTAAAGGGAACTATTCTAATCCTAAAGATGATGTACAACGATACATTATAAGACAAAGCAGTTTAAATAGAGCAACTGACTTGTATGCAGGAAAAGAAATAAATACAACTGAAATAATTAACTTAGCACGCACGTTTGAAAATTACGTGTTTAACGGATAAAAATAAATATTATGACTAAAACTTGGGTAGACGGATTGAGAATATTCGACAACAAACAGGAATGGATAGTTTGCGACATTAAAATAAATGCAGACGAGATGATAAATTGGATTAACCAAAATAGAGCAAACGTCAATGAGCGTGGTTCTATTCCAATTACAATAGCTAAAAGTGAAAAAGGATTGTACTCAATGCTAAACACTTATGAAGTACAGAAGTCAAAGGAAGTAACAACAGCACAACATTCTCCTGACCGAGAAGCAGACTTGCCTTTCTAATGCTTATACAGCTAGACAACCACATAAAGAAGTTAGACGAATACCGAGCAGGAACCTTAAAAACAGGGTTAAGGCTTGGTATTCCAAGACTTGATGAACACTTTAGGTTTAAGTATGGAGATTTTAATATCATACTAGGACACGCAAACGTAGGGAAAACATCTCTAGTCCTGTACCTAATGACACTATACGCTATGAAGCACGGCATTAAATGGCTTGTGTTTAGTAGTGAGAATGAGCCTTATTCTATTATAAGAAAAATAGTAGAATTTAGAGAAGGCAAACCAATAAACAAAATAGAGGAAACACACTACAAGGAGCAAGTAAAGTGGATTAACGAACACTTTAAATTTATTGATGGTTCAAAGCTATACACTTACAAATCACTACTTGATTTGGCACAGCACGTAAAAAAGGCTTGGGATTATCAGGGTTTTTTATTAGACCCTTACAACTCACTAAACAAAGACAAAGATGTACTAAAAGGTATATCAGGACACGAGTACGATTATCAAGCAACAAGCGAGATAAGAATATTCTGCAAAGAGAATAATATAAGTACTTGGGTATGTACACACGCTGCTACACAAAGTTTAAGAGAGAAACACCACAAAGGAGATTTTTATGAAGGTCATCCTATTCCACCTAGTGCAGCATCAGTTGAAGGTGGGGGTAAGTTTGTTAATAGGTGTGATAACTTTTTAGTGATACACAGATACATATACCATCCTGCTGATTGGATGTATTCACACATTCACGTTAAAAAAATTAAGGACGTCGACACTGGTGGCAGACCAACAGCGATGTCAGACCCTATAAGACTAGAAAGCGTAAAGAACAACGTAGGCTTTAACGTAGAGGGAAAGAACCCTATACAATATCCTAAACGTGAGCAAATAGAACTGCTATGATTACTTGCGAAGATAATATGGAACTAATGGCAAGGTATGAGGATAACCACTTCGACCTTGCTATTGTAGACCCTCCTTATGGTATTGGAGATAAATTCAAAGGGGGTAAGACGGGTAAAATGAATTTTAACGAAGTTGTAGATAAGGGGTGGGATATAAAACCACCAACAATAAATTATTTTATTGAATTACAAAGAGTTAGTAAAAACCAAATAATATGGGGAGGCAATTATTTTGTAGATAATTTACAAAGTAGTAGATGTTTTATAGTTTGGGATAAAAAAGTAAGTGAAGATTTTAGTTTAGCTATGGCTGAATTAGCTTGGACGAGTTTTGATAAATTAGCAAAAATTTATAGACTTTCAGTACCTAAAACAGGAAACAAAATACACCCAACACAAAAGCCTGTTAAACTTTATGAATGGCTTTTAATGAATTACGCTAAAGAGGGGGATAAAATACTTGATACTCATTTAGGTTCAGGCAGTATAGCAATAGCCTGTCATAATCTAGGCTTCGACCTTACAGCTTGTGAACTTGACAAAGAGTATTACGATGCAGCAATAAAACGAATAGACAACCACAAAAACCAACAAAGACTATTTTGATAACCGACATACTAACAAGCAAACACAATAAATGGATAAGTTACTGCCGTAGTTGGGGGTGCAATCCTGACACATCAGAGGACTTGGTACAAGAGATGTATCTTAAACTCCTAGTGCTTATACAGAACGGTATAGATATCTCGTATAAAGACGATATAAACGATTATTATATTTATAAGGTGCTTCGTAGTATGTTTTTAGATTTATGTCGTAAGGAGCAGCGCACACAAGTTGTAGACCTAACAGACGATTACATAAAACACTTAATAGAAGAAAAGACAAAGGTAGAGTTAGAAGATGAAAAGATATTTGAAGAAGCCTTTGACAAAGTAAACCAAGCACTAAATGAGATGCATTGGTACGACAAAAAGGTATTTGAACTTGTACAGGACACTAACAATATATCTGCACTATCTAGGGAAACCAATATAGAGTACAGAAGCCTTTACAATACCTATCAAAAAGTTAAACGCAAAATAAAAGATAAGCTATGAGATTAGGAGATTTAGTATATTACATAACCAAGTACACAGGTATTAGATATATTTACAAAAAGATATATCCTCAATGTAAGTGTGATGAACGTAGAGATAAATGGAATAATATAAATATAAATTAGTATGCCTAAAGGATATTTAAATGACGAACAGTTAAAAATATGGGCTGATTATCTTTCTGTAAAAGACGATTACAATTTGACAAAGTTACAGTATAAAATGATATGCGAAATTCACGCTGATGTTTTTGCACATCCATATCACGAACCAAAATGTACCAAGTGTAATTCACAACGTATTAAAAATTGGCGCAACCAAATACACAAGGTATATGAAGATAGAGACAATACATAATTTTGAGAAAGCCCTAGTAACTGCTCTTAACCTAGACGGTTGGAGATTAGTACACACAGGGGAAACAATGCTCCCATACGATGCACAGGGGATTAGCCCTAAAGGACACAAGGCTGTAATCGAAATGAAATTCCGAGATAAGTACTATGAAACCAAAATACTAGAGGTTGGCAAGTATAACAATCTTATGAAGATGGATAGCGATATTCAGAAGTTTTACTTTGTAAATGACCCTAAAGGAAACTATATGTTTTGGCTAAATGACCTAAAGGATTTAAAGCCTGAGGAACTGTATTGCCCTAAAACTACAATGTGGAACACCAACAAACAAAATAAAAGTGTATATTTGTTACAAGAGAAACAAGCTATAATAACAAACATATATGATAACAACGACATATCCTGAATATATAAATGAAGTAGCAGAGCATCTTGGTAGATTAAGAAACGAAAGTAATTCTAAATTAAAAGAAAACAATCCAAGATATAAGCGAGGAGATTTAGATTTATATGTTGATGTTTTAGGAATTAAAGGGGAACTTATAGTGTCAAATTATTTGCATAATAAAAACATAAACCATAAGTTAAATACTTTATTAGATGATAAACCTGTTTGCGATTGGGATATTAAAATAGAAAATAAAACTTATGACGTAAAAAGTTTAGGTTATAAAAGGCAAAATTTATTAGTTAATGAAGAAGCACATAAAAAAAAGAAAATGGATTACTATGCTTTTGTTATGCCTTTTGATAAAAATAAAGCATATATTTGGAAGTATAGTTATAAACAAGTTTGTGATTGGGAAGTAAAGTTTTTTGGTTACACTAATGCCTATTGTAAAAAAGTAAGTTATGAATAATAAAGATTTTATCGCTATGAGTTGGGAAGAACGCATAGACTATTTTAGAGGTGTAGGGTTAAGAACTACATTTAATATTGCTATGGATGATGACCATCCTTTATGCATAGATGCAAATGATTACCTAGACGAAAAGAATGAATAAGAAACGAGCAAGTCAATCAGCAAGAATACAAGAACTAGAACAGCATATAGTTAAAATATATATGATACTAGAACAAGTAGTAGAACAGCTAAAAGAGAAAGATGAACAGGGAACTACTAAAACTTAAATTTCAAGGAGACTTTACAGCAGCCTCTCACATAATACAGAAGTGGTTAGAGAAAAGCCCTGACAATAAAGAACTGAAACACGTTACGGAGTATTTAACAAACTCCTATATTTATGCGACAGCTTGTGAGATGCAAATAAAAGAAGCCAACGCAATTATAAACAGATTAAGAGAAAAGAGAGATAAGCAAAAAGAACTAGCAGACGATTACAAAGAACTATACGAGAAACTACAAGAGAAAACACTATGATAACATTACTAAACGGAGAGAAGTGGGATAGACAAGAGTTGCTATCTAAAATGGATGATGATAGCTTTTATTATGGGCATTTAGGTAAACACGCATTAAGTAGCAGTAGTATTAAATTGTTACAGACAAGCCCAAAAAAATATCATTACATTACAAAGTACAGCAAGAATGAAACTTCTCCTGCTTTACGTGCAGGGCATTTATTCCACACAGCTATATTAGAGCCTGAAAAATACAGCGAGATAAAATTCATAGACGTACAAAGTAGAAACGCTAAAAAGTTTAAGGAAGCAGTAGAGGAGTATGGCGAATGTTTTACAGCAAAAGAGCGTAGCGAAAACGAAAGGTTAATAGATGCTTTCTTTAAAAACGAACAAGCCTTACAACTTATTACTGATTGCAAAACAGAAGTACCTGCTATTGGTAATATAGATATGATGCCATTTAGAGGTAAGGCAGATGTATTAGGTAAGCAAGGTATAGTAGATTTAAAAACTACAACCGACATACGAGCATTCCCCTATTCAGCTAAAAAGTACGGTTATGATATACAGGTTTATATATACTGCCAATTATTCAACATACCTTATACAGAGTTTACGTTTATAGCTTTAGACAAAGGCACACTAGACATAGCGATATACGATGTATCAGAGGACTTCTATTTAGAGGGAGAACGCAAAACACTAGAAGCAATAGACAGATACAAGATGTTCTTTATAGAAGATGCAGACCTAGACAGTTACACATTAAGAGGTACACTATGAAACGATTTATAAGCGATATGGAAACCATACAACTAGCCATCAAGCTAGGAGATTATGAAGATGCTTTAGAAATGCTACAAGAGGTTAAAGAAGAAATGATTATATTAGATGCTTTAAACTATGATGCGTAAGACCACACTAATAAAAAGTTATGCCTACTTTAAAGGACAATTAGAGTGGGCATACAAAAACACAAACGAGAAACTAATAAACTATTATACAGATGAAATACAAAAACTTCTTACTAAATACTACACAAAGAAACAGGGAGAACATACAACACCTAAAAACTTTGATTGAGAAGCAAACAGGAAAAGACATAACAATAAACACTAGACACAGAGAAATAGTATTTGCTAGAAAGATATACTACAAGATACTTACCCTAACTACTAAAATGAGTTACAAGTCTATTGGAGATACACTAGGGCAGACACACGCAACCGTAATACACTCCCTAAATAACTTTGATTGGGATTATAACCACAACCCTGCATTCAAAGAGGCATACGATAGAGTATATAATATGTACACTAAAAAGGGTACTGTTGCTACTGTTGAAACAATGCTATACGAAAACAGGGTACTAGAAGAAAAGATAGTTGAACTAAAAGGTCAGATAGACGAATTGAGAAACGAGTTAAAAGAAACACGCAGTAACAATATAAGACCTAGAAACCAACAAGCAACTATATACAATGCTTCTGAAACAGTAATACTATGAAAATAAACCACACAAAAATATTAGCTTGGATAGTAATAGGAATTATGACAATAGCTATATGGAATAGCATATATAATTTAGTCTTTTGAAAACAGTTAATAGTTTATCAGGTGGTAAAACATCAAGCTACATAGCAGCTAATTACCCTGCTGACTATGATGTGTTTGCATTGGTTAGAACTGATGACAAAAAATGTATGTACCCTGATAAGAAATTAAGACAGGAAGTAGAAGATAGAATACAAGCACCATTCATAGGCACGTTAGAAGATGACACCATCATACATACTATGCTTGACCTTGAGCAGTATATAGGCAGAAAGATTACTTGGGTAACAGGAAAGACCTTTGATGAGATAATAGTGAGAGGAGATAAAAAATACCTACCCAATGTTACACAAAGATTTTGTACAACTGAAATGAAGCTACACCCTATATTTAAGTGGTGGGAAAGTGAGATAGGAAAACCAATAGCTACAAGAATAGGATATAGAGCAAACGAGCAGAGTAGAGCAAAGACAATGATAGCTAAACTAAACGAAGAAGGGTTATCAACATACAAAACAATAGTAGGTAAGCGTAAGACACAAAACAAGTGGGCTACAATAGGATGGCAAAAACCTGTATTCCCTTTAATAGAAGATAATATATATAAAGACCATATAGAGAAGTTTTGGAAAGATAAGCCTGTTAGGTTTGCTTATATGAATAACTGTGTAGGTTGTTTTCATAGAAATCCTGTTTTACTTAAATTGATGAGCGAAAAACATCCTAACAAGTTTAATTGGTTTATGGAAGCAGAACAAGATACAGGGTATAATGTAAGAACATTTAAAAACGGAGTAACATATAAAGAAATAAAAAACAGTATGAAGCAGATGCCATTATTTGATGATGACTTTAATGAATGTGATAGTGGATATTGTGGTTTATAAAAAACTAAACTAATTACGTTATACTTATATGTATAATACTGAAGAAATAAAACAACAGGCTATTGATGCTATCAAAGAAAATAACCTATTATTCATAGGGGATATTATGGCATATGTACCCTACTCCAAGCAAACTTTTTACACACATAAATTAGACGAAGTAGACGATATAAAAAGCCTACTGCAAAAAAACCGTTCTGATATGAAAGTTAAGATGCGTAAGAAGTGGTACGAAAGTGATAACGCAACATTACAAATAGGACTAATGAAGCTGATTAGTGATGATGATGAAGCACATAGATTGAATGGTACAAAGCGAGAGATAAAGCACGATACAAAACAAAAGAGTTTTAAGGTAGAAGTGATTGACCACAATACAAGTAAATAAAGTATACAACCATCTAACCAACTCTAATAAGAAGATAACATTAGAAGTGGGTGGAACTAGGAGCGGTAAGACATACAATGTCCTCCTGTGGATTATTCTACACTATTGTCAACACAACGAAAACAAAACGATTACTATATGCCGTAAGACATTCCCTGCTGTACGTGCTACTGTGATGCGAGACTTCCTAGAGATACTCAAGCGTATGGACTTATACGATGAGCAGCACCACAATAAGAGTAACCACGAATACAAGCTAGACAGCAACCTTATAGAGTTTATTAGCCTAGACCAACCACAAAAGGTTAGAGGGCGCAAGAGGGATTTACTATTTGCCAATGAGATGAATGAACTGACGTTTGAAGA